ACCCCCCCTCTTAATCGCGTCACTCCTTAAAAATTCTCCGGCGGGATATTTTTCTGGGTGCTTTCCAAGTTGGCGGCGGTCCTTTCACAAAAAACAGGAGTGGTGATCCTGTTCTCCTTTCAAGAGACGCCCCACGGGCGTTCGAAAGTCTCGCCGCCAACTTGTAAAGCCCCCAGAAACCAACCCAAAACTATCTTGAAAGGATTACAATCATGAAACGAACACCACGTGAACATTTTCCAATTTTGTTAATACCGCTTATTCTTTGCCTAATCGAGATTCTTTCCTCCGGACTGGTTAAACCAGTCACAGTCCAACCGGTTCCAACACCGACTAATAGTCCACTTGTTCTCGAACAATGTGTTGCTGTAATGTATGTTCCAGAATCAACACCGGTTACGATCCCTACACAAGAGGAAATCATCAATGGGTACATAAACGATATTTGTTCACAGTATGGGGTCGATCCCTACGTTGTTGAGGGCATAGTTTTCTATGAATCTCGATATCAACCATATGTACATAACGGAAGATGCGTTGGGCTTATGCAAGTGAATACATATTGCCATGCTAAACGAGCCGAAAGACTTGGTGTCACAGATTTCTACGATCCATATAGTAATATATTAGTCGGGGTCGACTATCTTTCCGAATTAATCGATACGACTCAGAGTACTACGTTAGCACTGATGTCATATAATATGGGACAGACGGCCGCGTATCGGTTATACAAAACAGGAAAGACAAGTTCTTACGCCAGATTGGTTTTAGCAAAGGCCGAGGAACTTAAACAGGAGGCGAATTAAGTTATGGGCGGTTCTGAGAGAGAAGAAACTCAGCCAAAGAGACGAAGACCTCCTGCCAACACACCAGAAGCACGAGAAAACCAATTGATAGCACTCGCTTTTGATTTGGCCGAGAAACAACTTTCAGAAGGAACTGCCTCGTCGCAAGTTATAACCGAGTTTCTTAAACGCGGTTCGTTACGAGAACGCCTCGAGAAAGAAATCCTTGCAGAACAAAGAGAACTTCTAAAAGCTAAAACCGAGAATCTTAAATCTGCGAAGAATGTTGAAAGTCTATATACTAATGCGCTTTCCGCCATGAAAACCTATAAAGGGGAAGGACGAGATGGCGACGATGATTAGAAAATACTCTGAGTTGAAAAGACTAATTACTTTTAAGGAACGATACGAGTATCTTCGTCTTGCCGGTGTCATTGGGAAGAGTACTTTCGGGTACGATCGATATTTGAATCAGTTACTCTACACCTCAAAACGTTGGCGTCAAGCACGCGACCCCGTTATAATTCGGGACAAGGGTTGCGATCTAGGTATAAAGGATTATGAAATCGAAGATAAAATTATTGTTCACCACATGAACCCTATAACCATCGAGGACATTGAACAAAACCGGGACATCGTGTTTGACCCAGAGTTTTTAATTTGTACTTCTCTAAACACAAGCAATGCTATTCACTACGGCGATGAGAGATTACTTCCACAGTTGCCGATCACGAGAAGACGAAACGACACTTGCCCCTGGCGATAAAAAAGATTAGGAGGACCAAAATGGACGAACCTATTGTTGATACAACCACAACCAGTATTCTGACGTCAATCAAAAAATTACTTGGACTAGATGACTTATATACACAGTTTGATACGGACATTACAATATACATCAACTCGGTACTTATGTCGCTTACACAACTTGGGGTTGGTCCAGTTGAAGGGTTTTTCATAACCGATAAAACAGTTACCTGGCCTGATTTTATTGGCCAACGAAAAGATCTTGAGGCGGTTAAGTCCTTTGTATATTTGAAAGTACGTCTAATCTTTGATCCCCCGACAAGTTCTTTTGTCGTCGATGCAATCACTAGGCAGATTGCAGAACTCGAATGGCGGATTAATATTCAAGCGGAAGGAGTGGTAATAAATGATGGATGATACAGAGTTCTTAGCCCACTATGGCGTTTTAGGAATGCATTGGGGGCACCGTAAACTCGAAACGAGTGGTTCACGACTTTCTCCAGAAGAAAAGGCCGCACAGCAAGCGGAAACAGAACGTAAGAAAAGGCAAAAGATACTTGCATCTCCAAAAAGTCTTCGAAAAAATCGTAAGATGTTTACTCAGGAAGAAGTAGATCAAGCGGTTAAAGAGTTTAGACTCGACAGAGATCTTCGGCAACTCGAACTTTCTGAGATAAAAAAAGGGAGCGAATACGCAAATGCGTTCTTAGCAATAGGCTCATCAGCCGTTGCTGCATACGGGATTTATAAATCTCCCCTTGGCCAAGTCGTATCGGGGGCCGTCAAAAAGGCCATACTAACGTAGGTGAATAATTATGGCATTATCCAATACCGCAACACCTAAATATTACGGACAGTTCCGAGACGCCGTATTAAAGGGTGACATCCCAGTTAACAAAGAGATTTCAATGCAGATGAATCGTATTGACGATCTTATTGCTAACCCAGGAGTATACTACGATGACCAAGTGGTTGAGGGATTTGTTGAATATTGTGAAAAAGAACTAACCCTTACAGATGGTGGGGACTTGAACCTACTTGACAGTTTCAAACTCTGGGGAGAAGATGCGTTGGGTTGGTTCTACTTCGTTGAACGAAGTGTCTATGAACCATTTCCGGATAACCATGGCGGAAAGTACGTCCAAAAGATGATAAAGAAAAGACTGATAAACAAACAGTATTTGATTGTCGGTCGTGGCGCCGCAAAGTCATTATACGACTCGTGCATACAAGCCTATTTTCTTAACGTTGATACAACCACAACCCATCAAGTTACAACCGGTCCAACTATGAAGCAAGCAGATGAAGTTATGTCGCCAATCCGTACTGCGATTACTCGTTCGCGAGGACCGTTGTTTGCCTTTCTTACAGACGGGTCTCTTCAGAACACTACGGGTTCTAAGGCCAATCGAGTAAAGTTGGCATCAACTAAAAAGGGGATTGAGAACCTACTCACGGGTTCGTTTATTGAAGTTCGACCGATGAGTATTGATAAGCTTCAAGGATTACGACCAAAAATTACAACAATTGATGAGTGGCTTTCCGGAGACGTTCGAGAAGACGTAGTCGGGGCCGTTGAACAAGGCGCATCCAAGTTAGATGACTATCTTATCGTCGCCACGAGTTCTGAAGGCACGGTCCGTAACAGTTCTGGCGATACAATCAAAATGGAACTCATGGATATTCTTAAAGGCGACTATATCAACCCACATGTGTCTATCTGGTGGTATAAACTTGATGATGTCAAAGAAGTTGCCGATCCATCCACGTGGTTAAAGGCCAATCCTAATTTAGGAAAGACTGTGACGTACGAAACGTACCAGTTGGATGTTGAGAGAGCCGAGAAGGCCCCTTCAGCACGAAACGATATTCTAGCAAAGCGTTTTGGACTGCCTATGGAAGGATATACCTACTTCTTTACCTATGAAGAGACACTTCCGCATCGCCACAAAGAATTTTGGTCTCTTCCGTGCGCTCTTGGCGGGGACCTTTCACAAGGTGACGACTTCTGTGCATTTACGTTCTTATTCCCGCTATCAAATCGTTCGTTTGGTGTCAAAACCCGGTGCTATATTTCATCTTTAACGTTGATGAAACTTCCAGGAGCAATGCGCGCTAAGTATGACCAGTTTATGGCTGAGGGAAGTCTTATTGTTCTTGAATGTACCGTTCTTGACATGATGGAGGTCTATGATGACCTCGATAAACATATTATCGATTCGGGTTATGACGTTCGTTGCTTTGGCTTTGATCCATACAACGCAAAAGAGTTTGTTACAAGATGGGAAGCCGAGAACGGGCCATACGGAATCGAAAAAGTTATACAAGGCGCCAGAACTGAGTCCGTTCCCCTTGGAGAATTAAAGACTTTGGCTGAAGAACGTATGCTTATCTTTGATGAAGACCTAATGACCTTTGCAATGGGCAATTCGATAACCTTAGAGGATACGAACGGCAACCGAAAGTTGTTAAAGAAACGGTATGCCCAAAAGATTGATGCAGTATCGGCCTTAATGGATTCGTACGTTGCTTATAAAGCAAATAAAGATACTTTTGAATGACGGGGGAAAGGACATGACGGTTAATGAAGAAGATTATTTAGAACACCACGGCATTCTTGGAATGCGTTGGGGTCATCGTAAACTCGAGGCAAAAACAAAGTTGCAAATAAAGACAAAAGGCATAAGTGTAAAAGGTGATGGGTCAATAAACGTTGACAAAGGGGTTTCTCTGCAGAGGTTAGTACGTGGAGATGGTTCTTCTATACCATTAAAAGATATAACTTATGCGTCTCTTACTGACTATGATAATGCTAAGTACATAAAATACATTGGCGGAAAAGGTTTTTTCGGAGGCGGACGCGACAAGGTACTACAACTTACAACTCGCCAACCTATAAAGGCGCCAAGTGTTGATGAGGCTTCAAAAATTGTTGTAGGTATCTTCGCCACCGATAAAAAGTTCAGAGAAACGTTCAAACCTTTTATGGGTGAAGCAATATCCGCACACGAATTAGCCGAAATAGTAGCAAATCCTACAGGCAAAAAAGCTAAACTTTGGTATACGGCAGTTAATACGTCATTAACGTTTGATTCGGAGTTTGACCCAACAGCCCCCTACATTCAAAAAACAGTAAGAGAAACGTTCCAGAAAAAAGGGTTTAATGCCGTTAGAGACGAAAACGATTTTCAGTCAGGGGTATCTAAAGCGCCAATAATAATTTTTTCTCCAGAAACTACGGTAAAGGTTACAACGGTTTCGGATATAACCGACGATATGCGGAATATGTCGAAAGATAAACTAAAAGCATATTCAACATTAGGCAGAGACTGGGTTCAAAAGGAATTATACGATTAACTATGAAAGGAGGTAAACTATGAGCGAAAAACTTGGAAGTAGATTACAACACGCATGGAACTCCTTTCTTTCACGCGACTCTACCAACCCATACCAGTACCAAAGTCTTGGCCAAAGTTCTAATTATCGTCCTGACCGTTTGCGAATGACAATAAACAACGAACGGTCAATCATCGCGGCGATCTATACAAGAATTGCGATCGATGTTGCCGCTACTTCAATTCAACATGTACGTGTTGATCAAAATGGAAGGTATCTTGAGACTATCAATTCCGGTTTGAACAATTGTTTTACGTTGGAAGCAAACGCGGACCAAACGGGAAGAGAGTGTGTTCAGGACATCGTTATGTCAATGTTTGACGAAGGGTGCATAGCCCTTGTTCCTGTGGATACAACAACCGACCCAACCGTTTTCGGTTCTTGGGACCTTCAATCCATGCGAGTTGCAAAAATAATCGAATGGTTTCCACAGTATGTCCGTGTAAGAGTGTACAACGAAAGCACAGGTAACAAAGAAGACATCACTCTCCCAAAGAAACAGGTTGTCATCATTGAGAACCCTCTCTATGCGGTAATGAACGAACCTAATGGTACGTTAAAACGGTTGATTCGCAAACTAAATTTGTTGGACGCAATCGACGAACAGAGTGGGTCTGGAAAATTAGACCTAATCATTCAGTTACCGTATGTTATTAAGACGCCTGCAAAAAAAGATCAGGCCGAACTCCGTCGTAAAGACATCGAGATGCAGTTGACAGGGTCTAAATACGGTATCGCCTACACGGACGGAACCGAAAGGATTACCCAACTGAATCGACCTGTCGAAAACAACCTTATGGCTCAGATAACGTACCTAACGAACCTGGTTTTTAGCCAGTTAGGTATGACCGAAGCGATATTTGATGGAACGGCGGACGAAAAGACATTGCTCAATTATCACAATCGAACGGTTGAGCCAATCCTGTCAAGTATAACTGATAACACGAAACGCAAATGGTTAACAAAAACTGCACGTTCGCAAAATCAGTCTATCATGTTCTTCAGAGACCCATTCAAACTGGTACCCTTGACCAGTTTATCGGATATTGCTGATAGCTTTACTCGTAACGCCATTCTGTCTAGCAATGAAATGCGATCAGTTATTGGGTATAAGCCGTCAAGCGATCCAGATGCGGATAAGTTGCTAAACAAAAACGTGGCTGCTAGTAATCAAATGCAACCAAAAGCACAGCCCGATAATCCGGGCGGAAATATGGAAGGGGAAATAAAAAAATGAAGTATCATTGCAGTGGCTTTGCCACAAAAAACGACCTTAAATGCTCGGACGGACGCACGATTCGTAAAGATGCATTCAAGGATAACGATGGGCAGATAGTGCCACTCGTATGGCAGCATATGCACAACGATCCCGGAAATGTACTTGGACACGCACTCCTTGAAAATCAGGCAGAAGGTGTGTATGCATATTGTTTGTTCAACGACACAGAAGCAGGACAGCAAGCGAAGTCGTTGGTTGAACATAAGGACATTACCCAATTTTCAATCTTTGCGAACAGTTTGGTCCAAAATGGCAAGGACGTAATTCACGGAGCAATTCGCGAGTTAAGTTTAGTCATGGCCGGGGCAAATCCGGGTGCATACATTGACAATTTGGTCCTTGAACACACTGATGGCGGTGCGGACGAAACCCTGTTGACCGAAGCAATTATCTTTACCGGCGAAGACATGTCTCCTGCCGTAATTGAGCATGCAGACAAACCCGCATCTGGTGGCCAGACAATGAAAGCTGTTTTTGACACTCTCACCGATGACCAGAAGACCGTCGTTTATGCCATGCTTACCCACGCTCTCGAAACCGAACCTGGCGCAGAACCTGCAGACCCCGAAGGAGACCCAACAATAATTAAGCACACAAAAGAAGGAGGACTAATAATGAAACATAACGTATTTGAAAAAAAAGATCCTGAGGACGTTGGAAAGAACACGTTATCTCACGATCAACTTGCGGAAATTCTCGATGATGCTATAAAGACCGGCTCTCTCAAAGCAAGTTTCCTTGCACACGCTACCACCTATGGTATCGAAAATATCGATCTTTTGTTCCCGGACGCTCAGGCAATTTCCAACTCTCCCGACTTCGTTCAGAGACGTTCTGAGTGGGTCGCTGGCGTCATCGGTGGAGCTAAACACTCCCCATTCTCCAGAATCAAATCTCTATCGGCAGATATCACGCTGGATACCGCTAGGGCAAAGGGCTATGTAAAGGCTTCTATGAAAAAAGAAACCTTCATCGCTCTTTCCAAACGTGTAACCACCCCGACAACCATTTATATCAAGCAGAAACTTGATCGTGATGACATCGTTGACATCGTTGACCTGGACGTTGTTGCTTGGTTGAAAGCTGAGATGCGTGTCATGCTTGATGAGGAAATGGCTCGCGCAATGCTTATCAGTGACGGCCGCGAAGCTGATGATCCTGACAAAATCAACGAAACCAATCTGCGTCCGATTTCTAAGGAAGACGAGTTCTACGCACATAAGGTTCAGGTTGCTGCAAACACGTCCGGAGAGACCCTTATTGAGACTATTCTCCGTGAGAGAACCAACTATAAGGGCACCGGAACTCCGACATTCTACACAACCCAGGGTGTGCTTATTGATCTGCTCCTGATCAAGGATAAAATCGGCCGTAGATTGTACGCCACAAAGGCTGATGTTGCTGCTGCTATCATGGTTGCCGACATTGTTCCTGTTGAACCCATGGAAGGTGTCACCGGAGACCTTGGTACACTTCTTGGCATCA